AGGACTTGGTGAAGGATTACAAGTAGGTGATGGTAGTACTTACGGATCAGGTGTAACAAAAGCTGATAAAAATGGTCATGATATTGTCTTATTAGGAATGGAAAACAATGAAATCCCTGATGTAGATAATGCTTTGTACTTAACTTTATTGTCTCAACAATCACCATCTGTTTAATCATTAAAAAATAAATATGAAAAGTGGGCTTAATAGGTCCACTTTTTTTTTAAATTTATGCTATGAAATTAAAAGAAAATGCAATAGGCAGTAAATGCTGGTCAAAGACTTTAAGTAGATTCATTACTATAGAAGCTGGTAAAGAAGATTACTACTTAGCTCTAGGTTTCTTTGATTTATTTACAACTACTAAACCAAAATTAGTAAAAGATGTTAAGACTAGAAAAGAATCAGACAGCGAATCTGATAGTAACAGTAACTGAACTAACCACAATAAGTCCTGTTAACTATTTGTTTCAATTAATACATGAGCAATCTTTTTTAGAGTATTTTTGTATTCTATCAAATGTAAGTACAAGCACTGAGAGATTTGATGAATTTGTTATTACTGATGGTGTAGATGTTATTTTAGATTATGATGGTTATTATACCTACAATATCTACCAACAAACAAGTAGTGTGAATTTAGATCCTTTACTTTCAGATGGTTTGGTAGAGACTGGTAGATTACATGTTTTCACTATAGATTCACCAGGGACAGAATACGATAATAATATACAATTCACTATTTATGAATAAGTTAGAAACACTTAATTTTAAAAAAGACTTTGTTTTACCAATAGAAGAGCAAGATCGCCAGTTAGGTTTTATCAAGTGGGGTAGAAAAAATGACTATCCTTATTTTTTAATTGATCTATACAATGGATCTGCATGGCATCAAGGTATTATTAAGAACAAAACTTATTACATAGCTGGTGGTGGAATAGAGACAGTCAGTGGTAATGCTACAAAGTTTTTAGCTAATGCTTACAGTGAGTTTAGCATGGATGAAATAGTAGAACAGCTTGCTTTTGATTATGAATTATTTGGTGCATTTGCAGTTAAAGGTACTTGGAATCGTGAAGGAACTAGAGTAGTACTATATGAATATATTGCAATAGATATGCTTAGACTATCACCAGATGAAAGAATATTTTATTTATCTGATGACTGGTTAGCACAGCAACAATCAGTAGAAAAAACTAACTTAAGAACAATACCAGGATTAGACTTAGAGAATAAGAGTGGTAGCTTTATTTTATATTACAAAGATCCTTCTAAGAAAGGTAGAAAAGAACAAGGTACTTACAGCAAGCCACCATATCAAGGAGGTATTACTGCCATTCAGACTGATTGTGATATCAGTAAGTTTAATATGTATGAGATACAGAACAGCTTTAAGAGTGGTACAATGATTACCTTTATGAATGGCTTTCCTGAGACTCAAGAAGAAGCAGATGCTTTTAAAAGACAAATCAAAGAGCCAGCAAGTAACATTGAAAATAGTGGTGATATCATTATAACATTTGCACCATCAGCAGATCAAGCTCCCAAGGTAGATAATCTTAATGGTAATGACCTGGATAAAAGATACACACAATTACAAGCAGCAGTTCAGCAAAATATCTTAGTATCTCACAGTGTAGTATCACCTTCTTTATTTGGTGTAGCACCAGCAGGATCATTTAATGCTGCAGAAACAGAAGAGCTATATTACATCTTTCAAAATACTTACGTTAACACTAGACAAAAAAGAATAGAGTGGGTATTAAATTACATGCTAGAGCTATCAGGTGAAGTAGGTCAGTTAAAACTTGCAGATACTAATCCTATTGGATCAAAGGTACAAGAAGCAGTAGCACAAACACCAGTAGAACAAACACCAATAGGTGAAATACCAACAAATGAAATACAAGTGGATGTAGCTAAAAGTGCATTAAATGGTGCTCAAATTGCATCATTGATTGAAGTTGCAGCACAAATTAAATCAGGAATTTTAACACAAGATGCTGCATTGAATATTATTTTATCTTCTTTCCCTTCAATTAATGAAGCACAAGCTAGAAAAATAGTAGGATTACCATCACAAGGTAATACATTTAGTAGCTGTAAGCATAATTTTTCAGACAATGAAATAGATATCTATAGCCAATTTGGTGAAGATGCATCTAATTATACAGTATTAGCTAGCTATCCAATAGCTTGGGATACTAGTAATGAAGAAGTAAATGGTAAGCATGATCAAATATTTGCTACAATAGGTGAAATATCAGCAGAATTAAATGACTTTGATAAATCAGTTTTAAAGCTATTAAATGATGGTGAAGAAAGTAGTAGTATAGCTAAGGCTTTAAAGTCTTCTATAAAGGAGATAGCACAGTCTATAGCTAAGATGATCACTTATGATTTATATGTTAAAGGTCAGGTCTCTGATTTAGGTAATAGATTACTTAATGAAAGTGATCCTGGGATAGATAGATTTGAAGTTAGATACACTTACAGAACAAGAACAGATGTACCAGCGGCTAAAAGTGGTAGTAGAGAATTTTGTGAAAAATTACTACAGCTTAATAGACTTTACTCAAGAGATGATATCAATACTATTTCTAATAGGGTAGATAGAAATGTGTGGAACTATAGAGGTGGATGGTATACAAACCCAGATACTCAAGTATCTACTCCATTTTGTAGACATGAATGGATACAGCAACTAGTAATAAAAAATAACTAAGATGGAATACTTACTATCAGTAGAAAATTTAAAGAAATTAGGTATTATTCACAATAATACAGATACTAAGATACTAGCAGTGGCTATTACCAGGTCACAAGATATGCACATACAACCAGCTTTAGGTACACCATTGTTTAGAAAATTACTTGATGATGTAAAAAATAATACATTTACTCAAGATTACATTGATCTAATGAATAATTATGTGGTGCCATGTTTAGTAGCATTTGTAGACTACAGATGTAGCTTACTACTGACTGATAAGTTAACTAATAAAGGTTTGGGTAGATTGCAAGATGATAATTTACAAACATTAGATTTAACACAAGTAGATCAGTTTAGAGATCAGCTAAGAAAAGATGCATACTTCTACAAAGAAAGATTGATTGGTTACTTATTAGATGATCAAGCTGTGAAGTATCCTGAATATTGTGATATGTGCTCTGATCACTGTAATGAATTTGTAAGGAAAGATAAAACAGGCTATACACCAATAGGATGGATACAATAAAATTTAGCACCAAGCAAATAAACAAATTAAAAGTTTACTTAGATAATGGAAAAAACATTAAATCAACTAATGTCAGAACTGCAGATAATAGCTCAAAGCCATCTGCAGATAAGAGAATTCTTCCAAGGTGATTTCATTGATGCAGTAAGTAGAGATAGTGTTACTTATCCATTAATGGTAGCCACTTTGCAACCAGGATCAATGACTACTTCTGGAGTTAATGTAAATATGATTATTTCTATGTGTGATAAATATAACATTCAGGAATATAGACAAATAAATGAGATACATAGTGATTGCTTACAGATACTAAATGACATTAGAATTACACTTAAGCAGTGGAGATTTACTGAGTTTTTAGATATCAATGGTGATATAAGTACTACACCATTTATTAATCGTGGACCAGATGTTACTGCTGGATGGACAATGAATCTAAATGTTACTATTTATGACAATGATAACTGGTGTGCTATACCTTATGATGATTATGATTTTGGTAATTAAAACAAGACAGCATAATAGTTATGGAAAATATTTTTAAGCTAGATTACAAAACATTTATTAAGAGTCCATTTACCTACTTATTTTTTATATTATTATCAATCTTAGTAATTTTTGCTAAGTACTTAATTTCAAGTAAGGACAATGAAATTACTGTACAGCAGAAGAGAATAAATGACTGTGATGAAGAAAGAAAGAATGATAAAAAGCTTATGCAAGATATACTATTTCAAAAGAATATAAATGATAAATTACATGACAACTAAACCTTTATTAATTCTAGCAGCTATTACATCAATTCTAGCTCTTTTTTCACCAGAAGCAGAAGCTAATTACAAAAAGCAAAGTAAAGATAAACTTCACATAGAAGCTGAAAAATACTTAGATGAATTAGAAGCTGAGAATATATACTTAGTAGATAGCATTACTACTTTATGAAATATAACTGGCTAGAAGAGGAAAAATCTCCTAGAATCTTAGTGCAAGCTATCAAATTGATAGGTACTAAGGAGATTGTAGGTAAAGCACACAATCCTATCATATTAGAATGGGCTAGAGAGCTTGGACTTAAGATGTACACAAATGATGAAATCCCCTGGTGTGGTTTATTTATTGCATACTG